CGAAAAAACGCTTCCATTCCGAAGTCAGAACATACCTCATACGAGTATCGACAGCGGAACCGACGGAGGCATCTCCGTTGGTAGCTATAATTCTTTGACTAATTACAGGATGGCAGTAGGTGTGGACATAGCCCTCCCCTTTGGCCCAAAAACTAAGAGTATATTCTTCCGATGGCGTGAACGGTACATTCACCTGCTGGCGAACTTCTGCATAATCGGCGGAAGTCGGAACTTTGCAATATACGACGTTTAGACCTAAATATTGTTCAGACAGAATTTGCCCTTCTCCGCTCCAATGATCGGAAAAATTTTTTGTGCCGTTCAGAATATTCACTCCGCCGATCCGTACGGCATTCACCTTATCGGCCGCATCCGCAGCGGCGGCGTCGATGGCGGCCTGCTTCGCGGCGTCGGCTTTCTGCTGCGTCCATTCCTCCAAACTTTTTCCGGACATTTCGATAGCCAATCCGTCGGGGGCTTCGATTTTCCCGCTCGCATTCAGCGCAAGCCCCGTCCGGGTATGCAAGATCTTCCCGCCGGTCAGCATCCACCCGTATTCGGACGAATCATCCTCCAGCACACGGATCGCCTGCGATCCGACCACATCGAAAGAGGCCGTTTCACCGAGGAACATCGGCGCGGCCACCGGTTCCATTTCGTTGAAGGCCGTCCAGTAGGCGGTGTTCGTGGGTAGAATACCGGCAGGAACGGTAGCGACGCCGGATTTGACCACATAGCGGTATTTCTGCGGCCCATATACGACCCAATCGATAAACTCGGCAGACCGGATATACACTTCCGACGGCTTCCATACGCCGCGGGAACGAAGAATTGCGCCGGGGGTTCCCTGGATACCGTCTTTTCCGGGATCGCCTTTGTCGCCCTTATCCCCCTTGTCGCCTTTTGCTCCATCGGCCCCTTTATCCACCCGTTTGATCCAGTCCGGCGATCCTTCGGCCGGCTCCGCCGTGGTCGAATCGGCCGTGCACAGCCATAGGCAGCCGTTACGGGTCACTTCGTCGTAATAATAGTAAGAACCCGGTTCCCATGCCCCTTTGTTGACCGGCACGGGTTTCAACGTTTGTCCGTCGGCGGACTTCTGGTAGATCCGGCCGGTCATCAGGATGTTTTCCAGAAAAGCGTTATAACCCGACATATCGCCGAATTCGGGGTGGATGAATCCGGACGTGTCCCCGAAAATCATCTTGACCATCCGGGGCTGGACGTCCCAGCCGTCGACGTCCCCCAGAATCAGGATACGGCCCTCTTTCGACGAGATCAGGATACTGCGTTGGCGCTCTTTGTCGGTGAAGTTGCCGATGCGGGCGACGTCCATAAACTTCTGCGGAAGTAGTTGCGGATACCTCGGGGTGACGGTCATCGCACCGTCGTCGGACACCGCGTCGACGCGCAGCATGACCGTCTGGAATCCCGTGCCGGTATGGTAAATCCCTTTCAGGATGTCGGCCGGGCGGAACGGGTTCAAGTCGCCTTCTTCCAGCTTCAGCGTGACGACGCACTGACTGCCGGAAGACTGTACGTCCGATATCGCGCCGCCTTCTGTCACCCACATTTCGGAACCGATGACCTGAACCCGGTTGTAACGCAGTTTGGGCACATCCAACGATTCATAGAGGGTCAGCGAGCGCATTTCGGCGCGGCCTGCGCTGTCGATCCGCCAGCCGTAGCCCAACAGCCCGGACAGAAAGTCGGCCGACGAGATCTTCCCGGACAGCGTTTGGTCTTTAGCAATGATCTTATCGAGAACTTTTAGGATTGCGGTCTCGATGTTTTCGGAGGTTATGTCAACGATTTCACCAGCTTGGGCAGATATTTTCCGACCGGCGGAAATGTCCTTTTCCGCATGAATATTGTCTCCGGATATATCCTTTGTGACTTTGACGTTTCCTTCAATATCCTGGTCTCCTGAAAGTCGGTTTCCCCCTGCTAAACGCGCGAAGTGACGCGCCGTCCATTCCTTCGACGCATTCAGATCGTACAATACTTCAGAGCGAATAATTTCGGCTTTATCGCGGGCGGCCATCAATTTGCCTTCCACCTCTTTTTCCCAGCTATGCCGCAGGAAGTTGGATACTTCACAGGTGATGGAGCCGTCCTTCAGCCGTTTTTCCAGGGATATGATACGCAACTGGCGGTCTATGCCGTCTTCGGGAACCTGAATCCGCACGACGTCGCCGATTTTGAGCGAGATTCCCTCGCGCCGTAGGTAACGGTGGTCGATGGATAACTCGAACTTCACCCGCAATTGAGAGTTGATCGCCAGCCATTCGACCCCCTTGTCGTGTAGTTGGTTTTCAAAACGGGTAACATACGCCTGCGGCATGGTAATGTCGGTAAAATTGATCTGATCGCCGATTTGCGGGCGTTTATTGTCGTTAGGAATTAAGGGCCGGTTGCCCTCGGCGTCCGGCAGGACGGTATCGTCCTCTTTGCGGATTAGCGTTACCTCATGGGTCGCATGGTTATAGTTGAATTCGAAGTCATTCCCTGTCAGGTCTCCGGTTATAAAGTTAATCTTCGCCTTTACGTCCCCGATCATATAGTCGTTCACATCGAAGTCGATGGCCGCACAGCGGACTATTTCGTGATGGTCGCCCCGTACTCCGTCCAGCCCGCCCTCGAAGTGCGGATACACATCGTCGAAATAGACGTCACGTTCTACGACTTTCGGATAGTCGCTGAAATTCTCGACGTACATATTTCCGGTAGCGGGGTCGGCCCAGCGCAGGTACTCCGATCCGTTGCGGTAGCCCAGTGGCAGGTTTTTCGTGCCGCCATACAGTATGGCCCGCGTGACGGTGTTTTCGGAGTCTACGTTACGCCGGGTTAGAGTGAAAAGGCCGTTTCCCATGCCCTGCTTGAAAACAATTTGGGTGATATTTTCATAGCGGTCATAAAAACTGATCCTTTTGCCGAGGCTGTGGTATTCGACTGAGAACTCGGTTGCCAGTTTATCCAGTACGTCACCCACCGTCATACTTTCGAATACGATGTTTTTACGCGGGGTATCCGGTACGTCGCCCACGCTCCAGCCCGAATCGGTCAGGTTGGCATTATCCACCGCAAGCTGTACGAAATCGCGCAGCGTCCCAGTCAACGTGAATCGTGTCTGCTTGGTAATCGGGTGCTCGAAGCCCTTATCGAGCAGGTTATAGATAGCTCCTTCGAAAACCAGGTTATAGCGATACTTCACATCGGCCTCTTTCGTAAACTCTGGCTGCCGGTTAAGCGTGTAGGCGTATCCGCCGTAGCGTATATAGTCGAGTACGGATACCGGCAATACGGCCTGAGTGACGACGTCGACCACAATCTCGTCTTTACCCATCAAAGCTGCCGAGTACGTGGCATTATCATCGGAGACGGTGCAAACGACATCCTCTGTTGCGTCGGTATTTCTAAATACGGTTATCATATTAATCGTAGTTTAAAATCAAAAGAGACTTTTGTACGGTGTTCGGCTTTGGCCGTAAATCCGTCTTTCACATAACCCGACAGCTCGGCTCCATCCGGAAGATGGAGCGTCCTGAGTCCCGAAGAGGCGCACAGAGCATGAAACCGGGTCATCTTGGCATATATATCGGCAAAGGATTCGCCGCGTAGGTAACATTTAAAGGTGGCAGTACCTTTGTCTCGGTATTGCGTAAGGGTGTAAGGTTCGGTCGTATCGGTTTCGATACGTTTCCCCACATCGTTATTGTCTTGCCGTTTATAAACTCTGATCCCGAAGTCTGTAAGCAGGTTGAACTCGTCGATCCGATAACCGTCGCCGCCGGAAGACTGCGCTGTCAGTGCGGGAAACTGTACGGTTTCCTGCCAAAAAGTAGCCGATACGAAGGCCCGGTTGTGGCCGATATACTCTTCCACTTCCACCGAGTCCTTGAGTACGACAGGGAATGACGCATATTCCGTAGCGAGTGTTCGGCAGGCGATACAGGCATTTTTAAACGCTGTTAAACGGTCGTTGTATTGAACCCATGAATCCCCCCTAAGCCACACGTTCAGCGTCATGGCGCGTCCGTCGAATTCCAGGTCTTCCGCATCGACGAAAGGTTCGATCTGGGTGAGCCAGTTGCGTTCGGTAGTTCCTTTCCTCTTGGGAAAAGAGAACACGCCTTCCAGGGCGATACGCTCCCCTTTACGGGCCGCGACCGCGCCGAAATTTCTGATATCGGTTCCGTCAAGCGTGTACATAGTTATCTTCTGCTGCCGTTTGCTTTCGTGTTCGCGGCGATTTCATCCAACATTCGGCTCATCTGCTGAAATCCCTGTTTTAATTCATTTACCGTAGCCTTTGTGTTTTCGGAAGTGGCGCGGGTGTGCTGTTCGATCAAAATGGTCGTCACCAGGATTTGGTGCACGTCTAATTGGATTTTCCCCAGAACAGGCTCCCTATTGGATATAATCTCTTTTAGGGCTCGAATATCCAGCGCGGTCATGTTCCAAAGGCCGACGAGTTGCGATGCAGTCCCTTCGGTCATCTGCGCCTGAAGCTGACCGGACGAGCCTTCCTTTTTCGCGCTCTGGTCTTCGGCCCATAGATCGAATCCTCTGTCCTTTGCCCGCTGCTGCCAATACTTTAGCCAGTCTTCCGCCTGATCCATTTTCCCGCTGACCGTGTCATAAAACTTATCGACGACGTCCATTGCGTCGTAAGCGATCTGCTTCTCGCTTTTATCGCTTCCGTAAACGGCTTCTAAGTCCTTTTGCAGCTTGTCGAAGTCGTTTTTCAGGTATAGCGAGTAGGCTGCCTGCCTGCCGAGATCTTCCAACACGCTTGCCCCGGTTTTCCCGAATTCCAGCCATGCGTCCGTGCCGGAGCGGACGCCGCCGACGAGCGCTTCCATAATGCCGTCGCCCAGATCGCCATAGGTTTCCTGTATGTAAGCGTTCAACTCCTCGCGTGCGGCGTCGGCCTGTTCTTGTAAGTCGATAAGCGACTGCACCAGGTTTCGGGTGCTGTCGTCCATTTTCTGGGTGTTCAGGATAGACTGAGCCAGAGCAACGTCCAGGCGGCCCGTGCTGTCGACCAGTTTCGGGTACACTTCGAGGATACTGCTGTACACGTCTTTTCCCTTTCCCCATCCGAATAATCCGGTCTTCTTGTGCCCGGTGACGATCTTCGCGTCTGCGAGGGCCCCGTATCCTTTATTATAAGCGTCGAGCTTGTTTTGATAGCTTTTGCTGTACTTGCCGATTAGTTTTTCGAACAATCCCTGCGTCGGGGCTTCACCTTTTAACTCTTTTTTGTAATCGGCTATCGCCTGCCTGTATAACCACAGGGCATTAGTGGCCCGGCCGAGTTCGTTCGTGCCGAAAGCGTTTTTTCCTTCTTCGTATAAAAGGTTTTGTTCGAGCAATAAAAGGTTATATTCGCGTTGCTGGGCGAGGCGAGCGTCAGCGATATTCTTGAGCGCCTGTTGATGACGCTTTTCCGCTTCGCGGCCCATCGTGAAAACGGAACCGATCCCCTTAACGACGCTCATTATTCCGCCGACAACGTCTCCGGAAACGATTTTTGCGATACCCGAACCGGCGTCGCCTACGGCCTGGCCTAACTGGACGGCCTGTTGGATGGCCTCGCCCACTTCGTCTCCGAAGATGTTCGACAGGTCTTTACCGAATTCTTCGAGTGTCGGAGAAAATGCCTTGAAAGCGTCGTTAATCATAGTCACTCCTCCGGACACATCCTTTATCCCTTTCCCATCTGCGCCGAATGCCTTTTTTATCAGGTCGACGCCCGTTTTAACTTCGTTTGCGAACTGGTCGAACGGGCTTTTCTGTCCGATTTCCTGTTTCAATTTCCTGATCGCATCCTGGATGGCCTTGAGCGCTTCCGGGCTTTTTTTCAAGTCTTCCAACTGCTGGTCAGTAAATCCAATAGGCTTCATTGCGCCCTCTTTCCCCTGAAGAAAGTCGTAAAGGTTCCGGGTCTCGTCGATCAGGGTTTTGATCTGAGCGACCGTTTTAGTCGCCGGATCGCCGAAAAGACGAACCCACAAGTCGCTTTCCTGAAGCATGGCCTCGGAGAGTTGGCGTAAAGCCCTGTCGCGCTGGCGTTCCCCTTCCTGGGCCTCAGCCTCGTAGCCGGCCGCACGGAGGCGGACGATCCGGTCATTGTGGTCGCGTACCGTCTCTTCGACCTGAGTCTGATAGGTCTTGAACTGCTTGAGCGCTTCGTCTAACTCGGACTGTTGCTGCGCCTGGTCTATTCGCGCGTAGAGCTTGCCGGCCGTACCCTCGTCCATGCCGTCGTACAGTACGCTATCGTTTACTCGGTTTCGCATTTCGTCGAACCGGTCGCGGATCGCTTTGGTTTTGCGCTGCTCATCGGTCAGGAATACATCGGCCAGTTCATCGTACAGCGTTTTGGTCTGTTTGTAGTAGTCGTACTCAGCGTCGAACCGTTTATTCGCACGTTCGGTATCGGCGATCTGCCGGCGGGCTGCAAAGGAATCTTTCTCTTCCTGCGATATAGTTTTCCCCTGGGCTTTGTATTGTGCTTTAAGATCCGTTTCCTCTTTGTCTATGACAGCAAGACGCTGCCGGTATTCGCTTTCGGCCAGCGCGAGTCGCTTTTCCTTCCCGTCCCTCATAACTCCGGCTCTGGCGTTTTCGAGTTCTATCTGTGCCTGTAATGCCGTCTGGCTGAGTTTGGACTGTAATTTCGACGGGTCGGCTGCGAAGTCCCATAATTTGAGTTTTTGGTTGGCAAGAGCGAGTTTTTTGTATTGCTCGTTCCATTCGTCCGTCCCTTTTTTGGTTTCGTTCATGGCGTCGAGCGCAGCCTGCGCGTTATCGCGCTGCTCTGTCCAGTAAGCTTTGTTTTTAGCGATCTCTTCGTTGCTCGGCGTGGTCGTCTTGAACACGCGTTCGGCCACTTCTTCGATGCCGTTTAACTCCTCCAGGGCTAAATGGAAGTCTTGCACATAGCTGCTTTTAACGTCTGTCGTCAGAAGATCCCATCCTCGCAACACGCGTTGAATCGCCATTTTCCCAAAGCCGTAATCTTCGAGAATAGCTCCTGCGTCGATGAACTTCTGCCGTGAATTTCTGTCGGGTTGCATAAGCGCATCCGTAATCTCGGCCATGATCGACGTGATTTGATCGGGAAATTTCTCCAGAAACTCTTTGTCATACGATTTCACGATCTCCTCACGGATCGAACCCATCGCCGCCGCCATCTTCTCGTTAGCCTTTTGCGAGGCTTCGGAAACGAATGCGGTGCGGGCACGGGCATTGGCGCTGTCAATAGCCGCTTTCTTCACGGCATTATATGCGCCTTCAACGTCTTGAAGAGTACGTATTTCGGTCGACAGGCCCTGCAAGTATTTCCCGTAGCCGGTGAGGATCTTGTTCTTCGCCGCTTCGTAAGCTTTCGTACCCGCCTTCGCTTTTTCGAGGGCCCGGAACTGTTTGTCGATTTCGGCCGACTCCTGCGCGATCTCGATGCGGGTCTTCACCACCTGATTGTGCAGTTCGGCGTCTTTAGCCATCGCTTCGGCCTTCGATTTGTTCATCCGGTTAATCAGAACGACCAGGCCTGCAATGGCGAGCGAAAGGCCGAGGGTTAGAGTTGCCATCAGGGTTTTCGCCGCCGCGTTCGAAATACCCAGCGCGACGCTCAGGCGCGTAGTCGACGCCGTCACCATGTCTTTGGCTTTAGCCAGGGCGATATGCGTAAAGTAGCTATCTTTGTTGACCACCTGGGCCACCTGGTTCACGCCGATAGAGATAGCCATCACTGCCTGGAGCCGAGCCTGGATTTTGGCGAGATTTTCCTGGCTGGCTCCGAACAGCGTCGCTACGCCGGTTCCTGCGGACATGACTCCGGAAAGTCCCTGGATCGCTTCGGTCGTTGCACGGATGTTCTTCTGGTCGTCGGCGAAGATCTGTCCTTGCTTGGAAATGTCGCCGTATCGATCCTGAAGGGTCCCCAACTCGCGCATTTTTCGGTAGTATTCGTCCGTACCCTCGACCATGCCCGACATCTCCTCCTTCAATTTGCGGATCTTCGTCCGCATCGACTCGGCGGACTGTTTATACCGGCTCTGAATCGCTTCGAGTTCCACAAGGGCTTTTTTCTCGTCTTCGATCTCCTGTTTTGAAACGGCCAACTGTCTTTCCGCCTCCACCTTTGCTGCGCCGGGAGCCATCCCGGATACCTTTTTCGCCTCCTTTTTGTACTGAGCTTCAAGCTCCTTGAGTACCCGCTTCTGGATACGGAGGTTCTCGGTAAGGTCTTCGACAGGGATCGAAGCCTCGGAGAATGACGACGATATGGTCTTACTTGTCGACCTGGCCGTCTTCTCAATACCCGTGATGGCATCCTGGGTACGCTTGGATTCCCGTTCCACCTCGGGGGAGTTCAGTAAAAAGCGAATGTCTATCTCTTCTGACATCGGTTCAGTTCATTTGCGAATTTTTTCAAGTCATCGTCGCTCATCTCTTCGGCGGGCCGGGCGTGATCGGAGCGGGAAACATAATGCGGAGCGTCGTCCAGCATCATGGCGATATTGATCCACGATTCTCCCCAGGCGACCTCCCACCGGGACAGGTGCAGGTCTTTTCTAAGCTGGTATAACATACCCCAGGGGCTATGGAGGCCGACTACTCGTCCCCGATGCTCCCCTGATTCCTCGGACTCAGAAGGTTCGGAAGCCGCTCCGTTACCGATCTGATAGAACTTATGAAATCCCCTGCGTCGTTCAGGGTCAACACCAAATGCAGGGCATAGGCGAGCAGCGCCGGCTCGATGCGCCATCCCATCCAACGGGCGAACCGTTTGTATCCCCAAATAAGAGGCGGCCAGCGGAGGACGGAGACGGCGATTATCTGCGCCACCTTTTCGCCGTGCCGGTCGATCAGCTTATAGCATTCGGCGGTGGTCAGGTCTTTGAATTCATCCGGAGAGAGCCCCATTTCAACGACCAGGCGACTGATAATCAGTAGGCCGTTGAACGAAGGCTGTCGCAAGGTAATGCTCATGCGGCGTTTGCCGAAGATCCGAAACAAAAGAGGCGGGGCCAGAACCGGAACCCGCACTCCTTTGCGTAAGATCGTATCGGCAGCCTGAATTTGAATGTGCTGCTCGTTCATAATTCGCAGGGTTAGCCTTCGGATTCAGTAATTGATGTATCGACCACTTGCATCTTCTTTACTCCTGCCGCTTTCGGTTTCAGTACTTTGAGAGTATGTTCCAGTAGTCCGTAACCGTTCTTTTTGATGGCCCAGTTGATACGGGTGTACATCTTAGCCCGGTTGATTGTCACCTGAAGTCCGGATTTGGTGGTATATTTTACAAACACCTCTTTCGGACGAAAACTATCCGGAGCGCCCCAAGTCTTTTTATCGACCGACAATTCGCCACCGAGGGCTTTATAGCAACTTTCCGGGTCGAGATCGGACGTCGAATATTTCAGCGTCGTGCCGCCGGGAATATAGATTTCGTCTTCGGGGTCGTCGTCCTCTTCACACTCACAGGCAACCGTTTCACCTTCTTCGGTTTCGAGGGTGGCCGTGTCTTTGTAGGTTTTCCCCAGGGCTTTGAATTTGTCTTCGGCGGGAATTGCGCCGTCCTCGGTCATATCGGCCAGCAGGATACCTTCTTCATTCAGTCCTATCGCTTTTTTAATCATGGTCAAAAGATTTTTAAAAGGTTTTTAAATGTGATTTGCTTCCAGTTCAGAAAGACTTTGACTCCGATACGAACCAGATAGAACACTCCTATCCATAAGAGCCACTTCTGCCACCACCGGAGCCGGTATTCGACGACCGGATCTTTGACGACCACAGGAACTTCGATATATTCGTAGATCGTATCGGTGCGGATTACTTCCCGCACCCGCTCCTGTGATTCCCCTTGGGCCCGTAGTCGCAGCAGATTGTCCCGTAATTCCATATTGAGTTTTACCAATCGCCCGTTTTCGGTGTACAGGTCGCGGATATGCACCTGTCCCAGACTGTCGCATTCCAAAAGAGCGCGGATCAAGGCGCTGTCGGGAACGACTTTTGTCACGGTGTCGATGATCCGTTCGGTCTTTCGGCGATCCGTTTCCGATTTTACCGGGATTACAGATCTGGAGCATCCAACTATAAATAATAGCGACAAAATGATGGCAATCAGCTTTTTCATGGTTTATGTTTTTCGAATAATTCCCAGCCGGCCTCGACTTCGGATATATCGGCCGACACTCCGTTTTCCACGCGGCTCATCGCCGCTACGATCGGGATCATCGTATCCCGGTGCTGGGTGTTGATCCAGGTCGTAGGCTGAATTCCGCTGTCGCGGGATACCGCTGCGATGTACGCTTCGGTATCGTTTTCGTTGGAGGGGGCCCACCGCCGGATCAACCCGGTGATCGTATTCAGCCCGTATCGCCGTTGGTAGGTATACAGCGCCACGAACATGGCTCTATATCCCCAGGGCATTGCGGAAAAGGTCTTGAAGGACTTATCCGTCCCCGCAATCTCCCCCAGATAGCGGGTCGCATTGTGGCGAATGTTGCCCGGATTGCGGTTGCGCAGTCCCCGTGCTGTTTTGTGCATAATCGTTTAATTGTGATTGTTTTATAAGTACCGGACATTTGCTGGAAGGCGTCCGGCATCTGAAAGCCTCCTGGATAATTATGCTCTTGCGCTCCAACGCCTCGTCGCGAGTCTCGACCTTTGTTTCCAACTTTTCGATCTTGATATTCAACCGGCCGATCTCCTGCTGCAAAAGCGTTACGAGCTTCTGGGTCTCGTCGATGCGCCGGCCCGTGCGGTTGGTTATCCAGGTAAGTATCAACAGGGTCGCCGGAGCGACAAGAGCGGTTATCCAGGTTTCCATGCTATACGATCTCCTCCCATTTCGCGGCGTCCGTAGCGAATGCGGCCGAAGCCGTATGATCCTCTACGCAGACATAGGTCTTGCCGTCGTTGGTTACGAAAGCGTCAGCCTTGTACTCCTCGCCGGTCTTCCACGCTTCGGTAACGAGATCCTGCACGATGGCAACGACGCCTTTTTGGTCTTCGCGGCGGATGCGGCCGCCCATACGCACGAGAGCGGAATAGATATCCCCGTAGTATTGCGGGTTGCCTTCGTCCTCGAAGAACTTCACCTGCCCCAGAGCGTTTTCGACGGAATTTTTATGCCAGCACAGCACGGCGGCACAGTCGGGAGAATTACCCTCGCCGCCCGGCTCGATTGCTGCGGAACCGTTATATCCCAGCACATAACTGCGCGAAAGAATAGTAAAGCCGAAGAGTTTACCGACCACGCCGTTTTTTTCGTCGTAAGCGCGGGAAAAATCCCTGTACTCGGAATCGGTCAGGCTGTCGGTCAATTGATCCATCATATCGGCGTCGAACATGGCATAGCGATCCGACGTAGGGATGTTATCCTTGTTCATCTGCTTTTGGGCCTTTTTCAGTTCGGCCTTGAGAAACTTTTTACGCATACCGGTCGCACCGGGCATGTGGGCTGCGACGGCTTCGCCCGACGTGCGGATAATACGGGCCGAACCGCTCGGAGCCCAGTTGCGGATCGTCACTACGCCGACCGTTTCATTCAGCGCCATGTGCGTGTCCGCCATAACGCTCATACGTTTGTCGTAGCTCGGTTCGATAGTTTCGGCGTTGGAGATGTGCACCGGATCGGATGTGTATTCGTCCAGCGGATAAGTAATGTCCGTGTCGGTACGCTTTTTCACGGCCGCCGGCAGCGACGAACGGTTCTTTACCACATCGGGGGCTGCGCCGGCTTGCGGGATGTGCACTACTTTCCCGGCTAAAACATACTGGTCTGCGTTGACGCACAGGCTCAGGTGGGGATTCTCGGCATACAACTTCTCGACGATGTCGCCTTCCCAAATTTCTCTTTCTACTGCCATTTTTTATTACTGTTTTGAAGGTTTGCGATGGAACCGTTCCTCGAACTTCCGGTCGTACAGGTCGCGGTTGTTTGCTTTCAGGTCGGCCAGGAAGCCGCCTTTATCGAGCTGTTCCCAGCTCATGGCTTCGAGCTTCGCCTGCCGCTCCGGAGCGGCGTCTTTGCCGCCGATCTGATTGGCGATATTCGTCCGGCGGGGGATAGACGCGAGAGCCGTTTTCGCCGCTTCGTGGTCTTTTTCGAACAGGGCCAGGTAGGACTCTTTGGCTGCAGCGTTGATGCGCCCATCTTTGATTGCGGTGGCGACCAGAGTTTCGGCCTCCTTCTTCCGTTCCTCGGCCTGGGCCTTACGGATTTCGGACAGTTCGTTTTCAGCCGCTTTCGCCCGCTGTTCGGCGTCGTCGGCCCGTTTGGTTTGGGTCGCAACCCGGCCATGCAGGGCGACGACGGCGGCGGATACCTCCGCCTCGGTAGCTTCGGCCTTGAGTTTCAGTAATTCGGCCGCTTCATTGGTGAGATTCATAACATTTTGATTTTGTGGTTGATATTCTGCGCTGATCTGTGTGATGATCTGCTGAGGGGTTAGTCTTAGGAAGGATTCGGCGCGGTTGGAAGCGAGAATTTCATCACACAGGTTCATCTCGCGGGCTTCCTTTGCGGAGAACCAGGTTTCTTCGGTCATCAGGCGCGAGATCTCCTCTTCATTTTTGCCTCGGCGCATCAATACGCCGAGCAGCATATCGCGGATCTTATCGAGCATTTTGCGCTGCTTCGCCGTCATAGCGCCGTTGTCGGAGAAGAAGGGATCGTGAATCATCAGCTTGGCAAAGTCCTGCATGATGACGCGATCGGCGCACACGGCGATCACGGCCCCCATACTGGCCATGATGCCGTCGACATAGACGTGCACGGGCGTGACCATCGACAGTATCGCCGATACGATGCTCATGCCCTGAAGCACGTCTCCGCCGGGGCAGTTACCCCGGATGTTGACCTGGTTGCATTGCCTATCCAATGAAGCCAGTTCCCTGGCGAATAAGTCGCCGTCGATCTTATTGCCGATAGAGCCGTACAGGTGCATTTCTGCTACCTGACTCTGGGGATTTATCGCGTCGATATACGTTTGAGTCATTGCCTTGTTTTTTCGGCAATATTCGGGCGAAAATCAGTAGTTATAAAATTGTGTAACAATGGTTTAAACTATTTTTTTACACGGGGTTAAAACGGCTCACTTTTGCAGAAAAAAGGACATGAAAGAGTTATCCCGGAGCCAGCAGAAAGAGTTCGCAAAGAAGCTCTACCTAACCGAAGACGCCATCACGAATAAAGAGATCGCCGCGCGGGTCGGATCGACGCCGCAGACCATCGGCAAATGGATCAGGGAGGAAAGGTGGGAGGATCTGAAGGTCTCGCTACTGACCTCGAAAGAAAGCCAGTTGGCTTGGTTGTATAATCAGATATCGGCCTTGCGGCAGGCCGTTAACAGCCGCGAAGACGAGACCAAACGCTACATATCCAGCCGCGAGGCCGACACCATTGTCAAACTGACCAATGCGATCAAGAAACTGGAGACGGAAACGGGGATCGCGCAGAAAGTTGAAATCGGAAAGCAATTCCTCGTGTGGTTGCGGCAAATCGATTCCGAAGCGGCAATCCGTTTCCTGCCGTTGTACGATGCTTTCATTAAAGAGTCGATGCGATGACAGCACAGGTGACCGATAAACAGGCGTATCAATTCTGGTACGATTTCTTACGAAGTTTTAATGCCGGGTTGGAAGTCGACCCTTTCGAAAGTCAGGCCGATAAACTGCGCCGTATTCGCCGCCTGGAAGCCGATCCCGAAAAGTGGTTTAAATACTATTTCAAGAAGTTTTACACCGCCGAACCCGCGCCTTTCCAATGCGAGGCCACCCGGCGCGTCGTTGCGCATCCGGAGTGGTACGAAGCGCGGGCCTGGGCGCGTGAATTAGCCAAGAGCGCCCGCACGATGATGGAGGTGTGCTACTTGATTATGACCCGTCGTAAGCGCAATGCCATCCTCACATCGAACAGTCAGGATAATGCCGAGCGGCTGCTGGCTCCGTACCGGGCGTTTTTCGAATGCAACGAACGGCTGATAAACGATTACGGAGAACAGAAGATGCCCGGCAATTGGGAGTCGGGGGAGTTCCGTCTGCGCATAGGGGCCGCATTTCGGGCCGTCGGAGCCGGGCAGTCGCCGCGCGGATCGCGCAACGAAGAGATGCGGCCGGACGTACTGCTGATCGACGACTTCGATACGGACGCCGACTGCCTGAACCCGGATATCGTGAATAAGAAATGGGACTGGCTCGAAAGGGCGCTTTATGCTACGCGGTCGATCTCCACGCCGCTGCTGGTGATCTTTTGCGGAAACATTATCGCCGAGAACTGTTGTATGCTGCGAGCCATCGAAATGGCCGACCACGCCGACGTTATTAACATCCGGGACGAGTTCGGCCGCTCTGTGTGGCCGAGCAAAAACAGCGAGGAAGACATCGACCGCGCCCTAAGCAAGATCTCGCTTAAAGCCCAGCAAGGGGAGTATTTCAACAACCCTATCCAGGAAGGGAAGACTTTTAAGGAAATTCGCTGGGATCGTTGTCCCGCACTGCGAAAATTTCCGTTCCTGGTAGCCTACGCCGACCCCGCCACGTCGAACAAGGACAAGAAAGGCAGTTGCACGAAGGCCGTCATCCTGATGGGCTTCTGCGAAGGCCGTTATTATGTGCTGAACTGTTTTGTCGACAACGCCACCACCGACACCTTTATCCAGTGGTTTTACGATCTGAAAGCGTATGTCGGAGGACAGGCCCCTGTGTATTGGTATATCGAAAACAACAGCCTCCAAACCCCTTTTTACGAACAGGTATTCATGCCGAAGTTCGCCGAGCGCGGACGCCGCGACGGAAATGCCCTTTGCGTAACGCCTGACGATCGAAAAAAAGGCGACAAATTCTCCCGCATAGAAGGCACGCTCGAACCGCTCGTGCGAACGGGCGGATTGGTATTCAACGAGGATGAGCGCGGCAATCCCCACATGAAACGGCTTGAAGAGCAATTCAAGGCCGTGAATCCAAAACTTTCGGCTCCGTGCGACGGCGTCGACGCCACCGAGGGAGGCGTATTCATTATCCGGGAAAAAATAACGTCACGGAACTCGCGGATCACCAGCATTCCGCGCCCGCGAAACACAAAAAGATACTGATATGTTTCTGACTAAAGAGGATTTACAGAGCCACCTGCGCAACGAATTGCAGGATCTCATTACACGAGGCGACGATACGATCATAGCCGCCGCCATCGACGGCGCGGTCGCTGAAGCGAAAGGTTATCTCGGCCGGTTCGACACGGAGCGGATCTTCCGGGCGGAAGGGGCCGAACGCAACGATCTGCTGCTGATATTCATAAAAGATATCGCCACGTACCACCTGATTAACCTGACCTCGCCGGGCATTCATTACGACCGGCGCGAGAAACGCTACGATCGCGCCGTTGAATGGCTTAAAGCGGTGCAGCGCGGCGACGTGTCCCCAGACCTGCCGAAGACCGAAGATGCGGAAACGCAGGGCGGACTCGTGTACTATTCGTCCAATCCCAAGCGGGCGCAGCACTTCTAAAGTCGTTTAATCGCCCTTTAATCGCCTTTAATTTCAAATCTGACTTCGAATTTAACACATAGACCCACCATGACCGTAAAACGTAAAAATAGCGCCCCGAAACAACAATCCCAGAATTTGGTGATAAACAACATCACCATACAGCCCGTCCCCCGAAACACTGCCGATATCGATACCTGGCGCAGCGCTTTGAAAGCGGCCGATCGGGGAAAGCGGAAAGCGCTGTACAACCTGTACGAAGACCTGATGCTCGACCCGATCCTGTCGGACGCTATCGACAAACGGATCGAAGCGATCACCAATGCCGAACTGGTGTTCAAGTCCCAAAACGGCGAAGCGGTCGCGGAGATCGACGACCTGATGGATACGCCCGAATTCGAAGACATGCTGATCGAGATCATGCAGGCCAAATTCTGGGGAATCAGCTTGCTCGAATTCGACTTCTCCGACGGATTCTCTTTTAATTCCATTCCTCGTAAGCACATCAGGCCAGCGACCAAACAGATCGCATTGAACGAGTCGGACGATGGAGGCCCGTCGTACTTGGATAACGATTCGTTTATCGAGGTGGGGAAGAATAACGACCTGGGACTTATCCTGAAAGCCGCGCCGTATGTGATTTACAAGCGCGGCGGGTTCGGCGACTGGGCAGAGTATGCTGAAATATTCGGTATGCCGTTCCAGGTTGCCAAATACAATAACTATGACGAAGCGACACGGCAGGAATTGATTCGCGCATTGGAGCAGTCCGGATCGCTACGGAGGACGGTGATTCCTAAAGAAAGCGATATCGAGTACAAAGACAATAAAAGTTCCGGGGACGGGGCGATCTATGACCGGCTGCGCATGGCCTGCATTCAGGAGATCCTGATCGGCATATTGGGCCAGACGATGACGACGCTCGACGGATCGTCGAGGGCGCAAGGCGAGGTACACATGGAGGTGCTTGAAAGCAAGCACAAAGCCGACCGGCGATTCGTGCAGCGCGTGCTCAACCGTAAACTGCTTCCCATCCTCGAAAACCGGGGATATCCGGTCTCCGGCGGGTATTTCGCATTCCCGGACGCCGGCGAAACGGTAACGATGCTCGAACGCATGTCGCTGGTGAAGGATGCGGTCGGCATGGTTCCTATACCGGCGGACTATATCTACGAGACCTTCGGCATTCCCAAACCCGACGAAAATGAAGAGGTGGTGCATCTTCGACAGTCTGCGCCGGTGATTCCGGAAGAAGAGATCCCGGACGATCCTGACGAGGACGCCGATGCCGCGAACCACGCTTTTTTTGCCCGATTGTTCCGTTTTTTCGCCGGAGCCCCCTACACGGGGGCGTCCGATGGCAATCACCTCACGAACCCGGCCGATGATCCGGCTGACGACTTCTATACGCGCCTGATCAAACGGGTCGCGCGGGGCGAAGCGGCCTATTTTGACGCCGAGCTGTTCGGTAGGATTGCGGGGGAGCTCGTCGCGGCTCTTGGGCGCGGATTTGCCGGGCGGCCCCGAAACGACGGCTTCGACTACGGACACCGAAATGCCGTAGCGCAAACGGCGATGGAGACGAATTTATACCACTTTTCCGCTGCCAAAACGCTGGCCGAGTTGCAGAAACTGAATCAGTTGTTCCGCGACAGCAAGAGCTCGGCCGAGTTTATGGAGAAGGCGCGACAAGTAACCGAAGTATTCAATAAAGCATGGGCGCAGACCGAATACAACACGGCCGGGCTGATCGCCGAAAGTACGGCGACCTATAACCGCCTGATGGGACAGATTGAATTGTTCCCGTATTGGGAATACCGCACCGCAGGAGACGACCATGTGCGCGAAGAGCATCGAAAGCTCGACGGGGTGATTCTGCCGGCAAACGATGTCCGCTGGAAAAAGATATATCCTCCCAACGGATGGAACTGCCGGTGCTACGTAGTGCCCCGTATGCAGCATGAGGTAGCCGGGATAGACATAGCGGCCATGCGGCGGAGGGTGGACGAATATTTCGAGACTGCGGAATATAAAAACGCGAAGGCGCAAGGATTCGGTGTGAACCGGGCAGTGTTGCCGCAGGTGTTCGATGAAAATCAGTTTTACATCAGGAAGTTCCCCGGCAAGGCGGCTAAATACCTCGACCGTCTGGGAGCTTCGGATTTCGGGCTGCCGGCAGTCAGTAAAGGTAAGGCGGCCGCTACGCAGCATGTTCCCCGATTCACAGGGACGGCCGGCGAATGGTTCGATTCGCGTCAGTGGCAGGGAAAGGTAACGCTCATGGATAGAAACGACCGACAGGTCGTGATCGAGAAAGTTAATTTCGACCGGCATACGACCGGATCGCACCGCTCCAGGGTGGAATATCTCGACTGCCTGTCACAGATACTCAAAAATCCCGATGAAGTATGGATTAATAACGAACGGGCCGGAAAGCCGTATGATAATTACACGCTGATTAAATACTACCGGGACGAGGTAGTCGTCGTATGCTGCCGAATTTCGGATGGAGAACTAAATACCGTCCGGACGTGGTTCCCGTTACGGATGAAAAAAGAGGTTATCACGAAACACCGGCGGGGATTGCTGGTATATACGAAGAAAGCCTCCGGTTAAGGAGGCTTCCATACTTGCGGGCTAATAAACGGATACGCTGGTCATCCAGTCTTTACAGTCCCCATCACCCGCGAGGGCTGACCGATTCGATTACACCCGTACACGTTCACTTATGGCAAATATATGAAAATTCCATACAAATGGCAACTTTCGAAGAGATTCGGCAAAAAATCGACCGCATGGCGGCGAATATAAAACAGGCGGCCCCCCAGGTGATCGCAGAGACGGCGACCGAATACTATAAGGAGCGTTTTCGAAAAAAGGATTGGGACGGCGTACCCTGGCCTGAAGCTAAACGGCCGGGTTCCGGAGGATCGCTGATGGTGCGTAGCGGATCGCTGATGAACACGATTCGTCCGACGCTGGTCAGCAGCCGCGAGGTGCGGATCGGAGCCGGATCGCCGCGCGTCCAATATGCCAGGATACACAATGAGGGAGGGACGATCATCCAGATCCCGACGGTCAGGCAGCGTCGGTTCTTTTGGGCGATGGAACATAAAGAGAACCCATCCGGCAAGAGTCCCGACATTTCGAAAACGGGAAAGTGGGCTGCGATGGCCAGAGCTAAGAAACTTACGATAAAAATCCCCAAACGACAATACATGGGGTACTCGCCGATACTGAACGATAAGATAATCGTCCGGCTGAACAGCCTGGTAAAACAACCATTTAAATAAAGAAAATATGACGGAGATTTATTCGGCGGTCGAAGAACGCCTTACGGCAAAAGTGCCGGAACTGTTATACATCGATTTAGAGAGCGGACAATTGGAAGGGCGGACGCCTCCTCCGGTAGACTTTCCGTGCGCGCTGGTCGATGTTCGTTTTAACAAATGCGAAGACCAGAGTGCGAAGGTGCAACAATGCGAAGTAACCGTTACGGTTCGCGTGGCGTTCGAGGCGTGGATAGACGAGACGTCCAGCGTCACGCCGAAGCAGTGGAAACAAAAAGCCCTCGAAAAAATGCAATTGCCGGACAAAGTATATTGCGCCCTTCAAGGGTGGGGGATGGATTTTTTCAGCATCCTGTCCCGTAAAAGCGTCATTCCGGAGCAGCGTGCCGACGGGTTGAAGGTTTACCGGATCGAGTTCGAGACGACACAGGAAGACTATGCAGAATAAAAAAGCCCGCCGGACTGAACGGCGGGCTAATTATTTTATCTTACTTTCGTTAGTAAAAGTTCTCCTTTTTCGGGGTCGCTTGCTTTTAATTTCATTTTATTACCGTCCACAGTCCCGGAATACACGACACTACCCGACGGGCTTATGATGGTGATATTCGGAGCCTTGTATTCAAATGTTCTTTGCAAGTCAAGCGTTCCGCTGCCGACCGAGGTTTTCCATGACTCGGTACATTTTCCATTGATGGCGAAATAAAAAGTATAAGCCCGGTATTCGTTAATATCCTGATGCCAGACAGTGCCGACTAATTGATCGTTTTGATTTGTCGGCTCATCGTCTTTCGAACACCCGGCGGCAAGAATGAGCATAGCGCAAAGTAATAGTTTGTTCATCATAATTTTATTGATTAATAATATAATAACATCCAAATGTAGTCATTATTTCTTAATAAAGGAAGGGTTTCGGTGGTTTTTCATGTCAAACTTAGAGGCCCCGTAGTAGGGGCCCCTAATCGAACAACCGGAGTTGTGTTCCTCCGTCTTCCGCGCCCGGCTCAACACATTTGAGATACTTTAAAAAGGTGTTGTAGCAGATGCCGTACACGGGCCTGATGTGTCGCTTCCAAACCCACTTGTAGCAGCGATCCTGTCGACCAGGTTCGTAGTGCTCTGCCGCTATGCGTTTTATGGCTTTCGCTCGCAAAAAATATCCCTTTTTATTGTATGCCATTGAAAAATCACTAACTTTGTCTTGTTCCGCCAGAACAACCGAGCCGTTGGTGATTATTTCGCTGACGGCTTTTTTAATTAACCGGGCCGATGTCTTCCGCCGGAATGCCGACCCAGACCGACACTGGCGGCACTGAATGCCGATCCGGATCATCCCGTTTTATGTCGCCGCCTTTATATCGCCATCCGGTCTGCCGCATCGCGCAAAGTTTTGTTTTGAACGACCGCAATTCGCTATCTGTCATTTCGTAGAGAAGCTTCCCGGCGTGACGATGGATGAACGGGTTCAGGATCTGCCAGTCGTTCGGGATGCCGAGGCCCCGGCGTCGAGGACTCTGAGCGTCGGGGTTGGCTGTGAGCACAAACAATACATCGCTGCGAAGGGAGCGTATTTGGCCGTTCGCCGCTTCGTGCCTCTGCTGTATCGGGTGAGATCTTTCCATTGTCGAATGATTTTGCGTCGACGCATCGAGTCGGCCGATCAGGTCGACGATTTGATCGTCGGACATTTCCTTAGCGCTATCCACTCCGTAGCCGGCGTAGATGTCCTTTTTATGGGCCTCCGCCCCTGTCTCTTTTAATAGGATGTGGAGTTTTGCGAGTAGCTTATTTCGGTATATGGTATATTTATTTTTCAGGTTTAAAGACTTTTACCGTAGCTGAAACACTTTGTATAACCGCACCGGGTTCATATACCGTTTGACTTTTGAACTCCACAATTCCTTCATCGATCATCTTACGGGCTATTTTTTTGCACAATTCATACTCGACATAATCCTGATCGACATTTTTAAAGACATCGTATCCATACCAGGCGCGTAACTCTACGATCCCGTCTTGTTGTTCAAAAGGAAGGTCTGGATAATTTTCCAGTATCCGGTGCAATTCACTTATGCATTTATGAAGTTGTTTTTTCATGTGTCAATTTATTATGCCCGGAGGCGGTTAGAATAATTTTTGATAATTAATCGGAACATAATTCATCCAAATCGTTTCCTGCATGATAGTTCCGCTACCGTTCACTATATTGCTGCGGATATTGTTGCGTTTAATCGGAAATTTCACTTTGTGCCAATCTCCGTACAATTCATTCATCAGGTTACAATCGTAGCCGCTAATCATCGCCTTACCTTCGATCCGATGGAGACGGGCGGCTAATTGTCGGTGATCGTCATCGGTAAAATCGAATTTGTAATCCTTGCCTTTACTTTTACCCCCTCGACTTTCTACCGGATAAGGCGGATCGCAATAAAAAAATGCCTTAGGAAAGTCTATTTTGTCTATGCAATCAGTATAGTCAAAATTCGTAATCTGAAACCCCGATCGCAAGACCTCCGCGACTTCGTGCAACTTCTCGATCGCATTATTCCAACAGGAAACGGTTTCGCCGCCCTGAACGAGAACTTTCTTTTTCGCCATGTGCCAGCCTTTATTTTGACGCTGACAGCCCAAACCGAAAAACGACTGTCTCACCCTTACATAAAATCTGCGGGCCTGTTCAATATTATCATCGGAATATTCCCAGCAGTTGTCGTATTCCTGCAGCGAGCATGGCGTAAGCAATAACAAACGGATCAGATCGTCTTCATGGTTACGCAACACTTCGAAAAAGTTAGTAATATCGGAGTTGATTTCGTTGGCCGTTTTAATCACCTTGCCCGGATAATTGATCGACACGACCATACTGCCGGCGAACAGATCTACTAAATGCGTGAAACCTTCAGGGAAATACCGATACAAATATTCGATCCAGGTAAATTTACCTCCGAAATAATTGAAAGCTATTATTTTAGATTTATTGCCGCTCATTTGTAAACATCTTTTCATATTCATTAATCGTTTCGAATATCCGATACGCCACCTGCGGCACTATCGCATTGCCGTAGGCTTTGATCGATTCTTTTCGCCATTTCGGGAAGGTAATTCCGTCCAGTCCGTAGGAAAGCCCATCATTTCGGCTACAAACCGGGGATTGAGTCGGGAAGTCTTGCCAGTGCGGGCAAATTGATCCGGCAAATTGTTTTTGTTGCTCCGTCCTGATTTCTCCAACGCTTCTTTTGTTCTTGCACCTTTGAAGTCTCTTGCAGTTGGTGTCGGCAACATTCCGTTTACCGCTAACGCTGTCAAACTCCTTCCCATTTGACTGGCCGGATTGTATATCCTGGTGTAATTGGTAGCCTCTGCAGCACTGGGTGTCGGAAGTAATTCCACCGGATAAAACTGTGTTTTGCCATTTCCGTCGCACACCTTCAAGCCTTGCGTCTGAACGGTGGGCAACATTCCCTTCCATTGCTTTCCGCTCGCGGGGAATCCTAATTGCGCTTGTGCCGACAGTTGCGGTTCTCCCCGGCTGTTGACGTAAAAATTCCTGTCCGCAGCATCCGAGGCTACCGGAGTTTTCCATAAACCTTGCGACAAACCATGTTCTATACCGCCGGTGCGGGGCATTGACGCCACAAGCTGGTATAACGAACGGTTGCACCTCGTATCCTTCCGCTTCCAGGTCAGAACACACCTGTTCGAAAACCAATCCTTTCGACCAATTAACAATTCCGAGAACGTTCTCCCCCACGACCCAACGGGGTCGAACAGATCGAATAACTCCGAGCATTTCGGGCCAGAGGTAGCGGTCGTCTTTCGTGCCTTTTCTTTTCCCCGCCTGGCTGAACGGTTGACAGGGGAATCCGCCCGACAGCACATCGATTCGATCTCGCCAAACGGCAAAGTCTGTTGTTTTGATGTCTCCATATTGCTCTGCATCCGGAAAATGATATTTCAAAACGGTTCTACAAAAAAGGTCTATTTCACAGTTGAACAGATTATCCCATCCGGCCCAACGAGCCGCAAGATCGAAACCTCCTATGCCTGAAAACAAAGATCCGTGCGTCATGTTCTAACTTTTGGATGCTTTCACTAAAACTTTGTCGATCTCCATCGCCACCTTCCGGAGCGTAGAGGCGTTGGAATTGGTTTCTTCGGCCAAACGGATCGCGGCGGTTTGGATCAATTCGGCTTCCGCCGGAGCCATGTCGTGAAGGCTGACCTTTCCGTCTTTGTCAATATCGGCGTACATAATCGCATTTCGTTTATTTGCTCCCGGAGACGAAGTCGAACCGCCTCGCGTAGCCACCCAGTCGGGATTATTTTTCGTTGTACTTCTTGCCACAAAAAGGGCAATACCTGTAATGTATATTAGCTTCGAATTTTCTCACACGCTTCCCTTGCATATATCTTCCCTGTGCGGGAGAAAAAAGATGATAGTCGCTGGAATCAAGCATAAATGCACGATTCTCCATTCGAACTTTGTCAATTATTTTACATCCGGGATTTTGTTCGCTCATTTTATCATTGAGCCGTTGTTCTATTTTTTTTAATACAGTCGCACATAGTTTTAAGAATTAGATGATAACATGCGATTGAATGACGGCTCCAATTTCCGCCAGACGCCGAGCTCAGTCTTCTCGTAGAAATAGAAGTTAGTAGCGGTTCCCTCGACAATATTACTTTCCTTGAACAACTGCATAATAGATGAGTATTCCGGACTGTTGAATTTGATTTCCAAATCATACAATTTACTGATTGACTTATAATCCAGATCACCATTCCTATTGCGCTCGATCAACATCATCGCAAGTTGATACATCGGATCGTCCGCTCCACGTTCGCGCCCTTCGATCCATTCTTTCAAAAAATCGATCAGACGTGATGCTGCAATGTCAGCACGTTCGTCGAAACATTTTACTTTGCAACTTTTTACTTCGATACGAAATGTTTCGGACTGTACCGTATAACTGCGCTGTCCTTCGCTACGGAGCTCCCCGTATTCCTTCATTAACTCATAGAACGCTCTGGTCTCCTTGACTACCTGCTCGTGAAACGCCTTAACCCGGTCAACGACATTACGCGCACGGCTTTCCATATCGTTAATAAAACCGCTTTTAATAGACTCGTAGGCTTTGCGGCGCTCCTGTATTTCCGCCTGTTCTTTGGCTTTGCGTTCGGCCAACAACTGTTCCAGTTGTTTGGTCGTCAAATTGGCAATTTCTTGCATAATCATTCGTTTTAAATGCGTTTGAATGTATTTTTAATCTCTAAATATCAGTAATTGCCGAGGGGGGATTGCAGGGCAATCAGGTCGCGGCGCATGTCGATAATGGATTCGATCGTGCGGTATAAATGAAGTTTCAGCAGTCGTAGCCGATCCTCGCACAGCTGGGAGCCGAAAATTCGCAGATATCGCTCCGTAGACTGCGCTCGTTCGCTTCTCATCACGATCATTCTTTCAAGTTGCTCGATCTGTTTTTGACGCCGTACCTCCTCAGGGAGCGTCCGGGCGTCGACAATTTTGATTTGTTCCATTATTCTCCAGTTTTAGCAATACAATACATAGTTCTGAAATATTCTTCGGTAAGAGGCTTCCCGTCTTTTTTTGCAGAAAGTATGGCCGGTTCGAGGAAATCATGCAATTCGCCGTAATTGTCACATAGCCCGACCAGGAGCTTGCGCAACCGGATATCCTCCACCAAATCCATAAAAGGCGTGTATTTACGATCCATAGGGGGAAGGTTCACAATCCCTGCTTTAAATCTCCGCACGACCTGTTTGATACCCGGAGTCCCTTTCCCCAGAAGTAAATTCATCATTTTGGGCAGTTCCGGAGTACCGGCAATAACGAAAGCGGCATAACCCTGCACAAGATCATATATAGCTTTGTACATTTTCAATCCGGGAATCTTTGTGTTCTCCCCTTCGTCGAGGATGAGGATCATTTTCACACCTCTGAGCGCCCTGCTTCTGAATTCGCGCGCGATTGCGCGCAGTCTATTGCCCGCCCCTAAAGGAAGTTCGATGCTTAATTGTCGTCCAATCTCTTCGATGATATCTTTGATCTTATCCATGTCGTTGATCGTTATTTTGATCGAGTCGGTCGGATGCGCTTTGCAGTATTGGTTGATCGCAAAAGTTTTTCCGCAGCCGGATTCCCCGATAATCATCTTGAAGGCCCCGCGACCATTTTCCGACATAGCGTTTTCGTGGGCGTTTTCAAGGGTGGATATCATCATCGTGAATTGCGATGTTGCTCGGATGTCCCAAACGGACTCTTGCAGGTTCATCCCGATACAATCGGCGATGATATGGAAATATTTGTCAGATATGGGGACTATCTTTCCTTCGGCGGCTTTGTATTCAAAAATCCCGTTCAGAATGTTACTCAGATACGACGGATTTATTCCACAATGTTTTGCAAACATCGTCTGCGACATCGCATTCTGCTGAATATATTCGAGCGTTCTGCCCGAGATCAACTTTTTTACGCTTTCATCCATGATTTTTAACGTTTTATGTATTTGGATAAGTCTGATATTCTGTTTTTGTGGAAAGCTATCGACGCAGACATAATTTCCTTTTCCGCACGCGCCTGTTCTTTGTCTTTTTTCCGTGTCTCTTTCTTCTGTGCCTTTGCCAATTCTTTGTTGAACTCGGCTTCGGTGACTCCTTCCATCATGCCGTTGTATGTCTCTTTCGTCCCGATCCCCTGGATGTTGAAGTCGTAATTGCGGCACATCACGTCCTTCGCATACTTCACATCGGAAACGAAATCGTCCGCCATCGCTTCGACCTGTTCGCCTTTATCACTGTGATGACGCAGTGCGGAAAGCGTTTTTCCGTCGGCTTCCGACATGGATTTGGAGGCCAGTGATGCCGCCGGACAGCTAAGTATATATTTCCCGTCCATAGTGTACAGATCGGCCCCTTCTTCGTTCCAGTATGCCGTCACCGGCACATCCGGATTATATCCCATGTGTTTTGCGATTAATGCTATCGAATCCGTGTCCGTCGGAACGTCGAAACGATATTTTTCCCCGTTTTTTTCAATGGTCATAATCGATCGCTGGTAGCTCAGATCTTGCCGGCTTACATTGCCGGTTATCAACCGCCAGTGACGGTCGTCGTATGATTCAGCCTGCGGGTTTTTCCACTGTGCGAACCATTCGACGGGAGTCAGTCCGTTGCTCATTCGGGTATTGTTCCAGTCGGATACAGCCGTGTTTAGCTTCGTAATGGATTCCGAGTAGGTCGGAAGCGTCATTACGTCGTAATAATCCGGATTCGCAACGCTTTCGAGGCTGTGTGCATTCCATGAGGTTTCCGGGAGATTGAAATAGGTTTTAAACCGTCTTTTAAACAGTTTAAACGTTAATTCGGCAGGGTTCGCCTGGGAATTTCCCGGCTTGATCGTGCGGAAATTTCGGCAAACGAGCTGAAGATATTCCTTTGATTCGTCGCTTGTATATGCGCCGTGATTGTCCGAAATAAAGTCCATCACTTCAGTCCTGCCGTTGTTGCGTAAAGCCATTGTCATGGCGCTACGCAGCATCCGGACATCTTCGATATGTTGACTCTTCCAACTCACCGCATATCCGATAATACACCGGCTTGCAACGTCTGAAATCAACATCACGTATAACTTCATCATTCGCCACCTTCCGTACTGATCCTGATACCGATATGGAACCACGCCGGAACCGTCCGACGCCCATAATGAATTCGCAAACTCCAATGGGCGGGCCGGAACGTAGGGGCGGTATGTATTTCTGAAATGCTTTTTACCGTGACGTTCTTTCGCTGTCAGCATTTTATTCGTCCAAATGTTCGTATAATGGTTGAATGTGGACGGTTTTATCGGGATTCTGCCGACCGCTTCCATGTCTGCGGCGTAGGATTCCCATAGTTCGCGCTTGGTTCCTTTGGCCGCACCGCCCGGATTCAGCCAGTAGGTCATCATAATGGCCTGGTGCTCGTCGATGGGTAGCAGTTCACCGGTCGAATAGTCTATCAATTTGTATTTGCCGATGATCCGGCGATTGTCGTTGCAGTATTTCCCCGATACCAGGTAACGGCGCAGCAGTTCCGGATCGTCCGGCGACAGGCTGATTTTTTTACGGAGAGAATCAGCCGTTTTGACTTTCAATCCTTCGAGATCTGCGCGACGGATCAGTTCGACACAGGCGGAAAGAAAATCAGTCCGGGATGTGAATCCTATCTCCCGGTAACGATTCCCGGACTCTTTGATATACCGACACCAGGCCATTGATTCGGCGAGTTGTCGGGACTTGTCGATATTAAAAATAGTTTTATCTCCGACTTGGTAATGCAGGAAATATTGAATATCCGAGTTGTCGATCAGTGTTTTGATCTGTTTTGAAATCGTTTTGTATTGCGCCGCTTGTCGCTCACGGCTGCCGCGCAGGTTCGCATTCTCGACAGCGGCGATCAATTCGTCTTTGCCGGGCAGCATATCCCGGTAACAACGAGGTTTGCGATTCGGAATCCGGTCTATGTCGTAGTAATATTGCCCGTTCCTCCGTCCCCATCGCCATGACTTTTTGTTGTCGCCCAGGAAAAAATCGGACTGGGCGACAACCTTTTGCCAGGAGGCGGGAAGGGACTGCTTGTAACGGTCACGACAAGCAACTCTTAAATAATATTCACCTACTCCACATCCTTCGACCACCATACGCTGAGACACCCAGACGGTTTGCCCGTCGGAGGTCTCGCGTATTAGTATGTCGTTCGGCTGGATCATTTAAATGTCGGTTAAATGTGTTTTAAATCTGTTTTTGCTCCCGCGCCGGTATCGCTCCGGATAATGCCCTTGCATTCACGGGATAAATCGCTATATTTATGACTGTCAAACCTTAAAACATTTAGCGATTATGGATTTTAAAAAACTTATTTACGGAGGCGCTTACTACCGATGTAAAATGTATGATATTGCGCTTGAGTGTTTTAAGAATTCCGATCATATATCTTATGACAGGTTGTGTAAAAACGCACCCGACAACGTGATATCCGTTTATGAGTTTTTGCAATCCGAAGGAATGTGTCGCCTCGACAGGTACGGCGTCAGCATTACCGAACGAGGTAAAACCAGATTGCTCAAGGGTGGATATGTTCGCATGTTGCTCTTTGAACGGTTGACTCGACTCTCCGTGATTATCGCTATCATCAGCAGTTTTGGAGGAATCCTGACGTATCTGTTCTGCAAACTCCATCCATTCACGTAGGTATTCTTTATCATGTTTCATTGGTCGCTTTCGTTGGTTTTTGCTCCCGTGCCAGTATCGCTCCGGATAACGTCTTCGCGTTCATGGGATCTTCGTTAGTGGCAGGAGGTCCTATTACCTCCTGCCGCCTCTGTTTTTTATGGCTATTCACCGTTTATGGAGTCCTCCTTATCGAGTTGCACATCGCTGTTCATATCGTCCTCGATTTCTTTTAGTGCGATCCGCGTCTCTTGAGACTTACGAATATTCTCCTTGCATTTGAGCATTTCGTTAAAAGTGCTCTTGTAGTCGACCTCTTTATCGCCTAATTTTTTGCAGAGTTCCTCATACTTGATCGTCGCCTCCGCCTCCTGCTCTTCGATGTCGTTTTTTGCCACAGTAAGGGCGGTCTTAACCTGCTTTTCGCGCAACTCGAACATCATGTCGGCGAAGATGCGACCTTTCAAAATTGCTTGTAGCTTTTTCATACGTTTAATTTTTTAATGGTTAACAATTCACGACCGATAAGGTCTATTTTGGTAGTCTTTATTTGTAATGGTTGCGTCACCGGCCAACTCCATTTGAGCACATGCTCACATAATTCTTTATGAGCTTTTTCGCGAAGCATTTTATCATAATCCGGCAATACAATTCGTCCCCCGATGACACAAAAGGGATTTTCATCTTCGAACATGCCTTCAGACCAGTTATGATATTGACCGTCAATATCTATTTTGTATGACGTTTTATTTACTCTTGTTATAATAGCTTCTTTGCCGCAATATTCTACCATACTGGAGACGAATGCTTCACTACCTACTCCTACACAACCATGACAATCGTGGTGCTTCTCGTACCATTCCAGAGATTTGATTCTAACCTTGTCTCCTACTTTGTATTTCATATCTTTAGGTTTTAATTGGTTTGTTTTCGTTCGGCGATCAGTTGCTCGGCAGCCCGAAGGACGCGCGCACTTTTACCACGCCCCACCAACACCATATAAACCCACTCGCGGCGTACATTGATCCGACGCGATATCTCGTTTATTCCGCCTTTGATGGCGCGAACCTTTTTATATAAGGTCTGATCGAATTGCGTATGCTGTTGCATATCTTAAAATTTTAATACCTTTGTGTTAACTTCACGAAGCAAATATAATAGGAATATCTCAGCTATGCAAGAAAAAACGAGAGATTTTTCACTTATCAAAAGTAGGATTTTGCAATACCTTCAACTAAAAGGTATTACAAAATACTCGTTTTATAAAAACACAGGGGTGACTAATGGGGTTTTAAGTCAGACTAATGGAATATCTGAAGATAATTTAATGAAATTTCTCTCGTATTATGACGATGTTAATTTAGATTGGCTCTTTACCGGCGAAGGAGAAATTTTCAAAACGAAAACTCCGGAAAACGTCATCAAACAAAATGATGACATTTTTGATGACGTTTTTGATGACAAACGAAAACTCCGAAAAACGTCATCAAACAAACAATACAAAATCACAGGCAACACTCCCTCCATCGCTGCCGAAAACCAAGCCCCTTATCAGTCTTCCCAATCGCAGCGGGGTAAAGGCCGCATAATCGACAGCAGCTATCTTGAAATCGAGATTCCGCCTGAACGCCGGGGCATCCGAAATATGTTTTCCGGATTCACTGACGAAGAGATCGAGAAGGCGATGTCGGAAGAGTTCGTGAATAACGTCCTTGAAATGTTCAAAACAGGGGAGGCTGTCTCTCCCAGTACGATGAAAGACACCATAAACGAGATTGTAAAACAGAAAGATGCGGAGATAAACGAACTTAGGGCGAAGCTGTGGCAATACGAAAGTACATTAGGGTCGATATCACCTGGTGACAATAAACCGCCCGCCCTGCACGTTGATAACAATGACAAACGAAACCCCGACAAGTGAATGCCGGGGTTTTATTTTGAATGGAAGGGTTTAATTGATGCGTAATGGAGTCGTGGGTAAAGTATTACAAATTTTTATATACTCACGGTTTGTTTTGAATACTTTGTATATGTTCTCATGTAGTTTAGTTTTTAGTTTAGGTAGTTCGCTATTGTTCAATTTAATACTGTTCTGACGGACATAGTCGGTCATAGGGGCCTCGTCTTCCATAATTTCATAGTCGGGAATTTTAGAGTAAAAGGCCATCGTCTCCGGTTCTTGGTAGGAGTAATTGCAGGTTGGATCGTGCAATTCACGGAGCGATGGCCTCTTTTACGAGATATGAAATGCCTGTATAGCATACAAATATACTATACCAATCCAACAAGTAAAAACTCCTACCAAGAGTTGGAACTAAAGTAACTATTTTTTTGATGTTTCAAACTATTTTCATGTTCCTTTTTTGTACCAAATAATAACGTCGGTTCTCGTTCTGCGTGTTCTTGAGAGGGTTTAACCGGCATTTAATGACCGGTTAAATTTCGTTGAAACAACTGTTACGGGGGCCATTTATTAAATGGGTATCGTCTTTAATTATACTTTTCTGTGGGAATTATGTGCATTTGTCTTGAATTTCTTACACTGAAATTAAACCGAATTACAGTTGGGCTTCGGGGGTGTATGTGCGTCAATGAATTGTAACTCATATTGTTGTGTATTTAACTGTTATTGATACTATTGGAAATGCCCCTTATA